ATATGACTGTCAGAAGAATAAATTAAAAGTAATCCATGATAACCGTAAGGTTATTCTTATGGAAGGTCGTCAGCAAGGTAAGACAACTACATCAGCTGCTTACATTGTTTGGTATACATTATTTCAAGAAGCCAAGACAGTTGCCATTCTTGCTAACAAAGCAACTGCTGCACGTGAGGTTCTTTCTCGTTATCAGTTAATGTATGAGCATTTACCTTTATGGTTGCAACAAGGTGTTTGTACTTGGAACAAAGGCGATATTGAATTAGAGAATGGATCTAAAGTATTTACTTCCGCTACTTCTCAATCAGGTATTCGTGGTAAGTCAGTTAACATGTTGTATGTTGATGAAACTGCCATTATTCCTAATAACGTGGCAGAGGAATTCTTTACATCTGTTTACCCAACTATTTCTGCTGGTGAAACAACAAAGATTCTTTTAAGTTCTACCCCACTTGGTTATAATCATTTCTGGAAATACTGGAATGATGCCGAGAATAAACGAAACGATTTTGTTCCATTGTTTATTCCTTACTGGGAAATTCCAGGTCGAGATGAGAAATGGGCAGCTGAGCAGAAGGCTATGCTCGGTGAGTTGAAATATAACCAAGAGGTTATCTGTAAATTCCTCGGTTCTAGTTTAACTCTTATTAATGCCGATGTTATTGCGAAGATGTCTTTGGCAGTTCCTGTCTTCACTAAAGATGGTTTGGACATTTATGAGCATCCGCAAGAAGGTAATACATATGTAATAGTTGCTGATACTGCGCAGGGGGTTGGTGGCGACTACTCAGCCTTCACTATTGTAGATATTAGCGAAGTTCCGTATAAATTGGTTGGTAAATATCGTAAGAATGATATAAGCCCACTGTTATACCCTAACGTGATTTATCACGTTGCGGTGCAGTTTAATATGGCTTTTGTTCTGGTTGAAACTAACCATAGCGAACAGGTTCCATATATTTTACACCATGAATTAGAATATGAGAATTTGGTGTTTGTAAGCAGATCAACTGGAATGCAAAACGTAACTGGTGGTTTTGGTAGTGGTAATACTCAATTGGGGGTTACTACTGACAAGAAAGTTAAGCGAACTGGTTGTCACAATTTTAAGTCTTTACTCGAAGAAAATAAGCTGATTATTCAAGATCCTGAAGTTATCTCTGAAATCTCTACTTTTATCGAAAAGGGTGGAACATATAAAGCTGATGAGGGATATCATGATGACTTGGTTATGTCATTGGTTCTGTTCTCTTGGTTGTCTTCTACCAGTTATTTTAAAGACCTAAATAATGTAAACCTGAGACAATTAATGTATGAGAAAAAGATTCAAGCCATAGAAGAAGAATTAACCCCATTTGGCTATTTTAATAATGGTGATACCCGAGAACCTGATCCGTTGAATTTCTGAAAATGGGTTTTCAATAAATAAATTAGTGCTTTCAAGTGCTCCTCGAAGCAAAACCTTTTGCTCCCGAGCAAAACAGAATAACATGTAATAAGGAGAATTACAATGCCTTTTCAACTTAGTCCTGGCGTTGCAGTTGTAGAAAAAGACTTCACATCAATCGTTCCTGCCGTGGCATCGTCTACTGGCGCATTTGCAGGAACATTCCAATGGGGTCCAGTTCTTTCACCTGTAACCATCACATCAGAAAATGAACTAGCGAGCCGTTTCGGTAAACCAGTTGATGCAAATGCTCAGTCTTTTTTCACTGCTGCAAACTTTTTAAATTATACAAACAATTTACTCGTTGTACGTGCTGATACTCAAAATCATAGAAACTCTGTAGCAAGCGTTTCTGGATCTATCACTGCACACAATATTACCAACGCTGGCGCTGGTTATAGAGTTCCTCCTGCGATCACTATTAGTGCTCCAGATATCGCTGGTGGCACACAAGCTGTTGCCGTATGTTCTTTAAGCGGTGGTTCTGTAACTGCTGCAACTGTTGGTAATGGTGGTACTGGTTACGTTGCTGCTACTATCACTTTCTCAGCTCCTCAAGTAGCTGGTGGTGTTACTGCAACTGGTACTGCTACTATTGCTGGTGGCGTAATTACTGGTATCTCTATTGTTACTGCTGGATCTGGTTATACTGCTGCTCCAACATTCACAATCACTTCTGCCACTGGTAGTGGTGCAGTTGCTGGTACTGTTACTGTAACTGGTTCTTCTGTCGCTGGTGTAACATTCACCAATGCTGGTACTGGTTATACATCAACTCCTACTGTTACTTTTGCTGCTCCTCCTGCTGGTGGAACTCAAGCTACTATCACTGCAACTCTTACAGTTGGTGGTGTTAAAATTAACAGCTTGACTGATTACCAAACAAATTGGATTAATGGTGAGGGTGTTATTGGACCATTCGCTGCAAAATATCCAGGCACTTTAGGTAACTCTATTACAGTTTCTTTCTGTGACTCATCAGCAGCTTTTGCTAACTGGGCATACGCAGAACAATTTGATTCTGCTCCAGGCACTTCTTCTGCTGCAGCAAGCGTATCAGGTTCTCAAGATGAACTACACGTTATCGTTATTGACAACGATGGTCGTTGGACTGGTACTCCAGGTTCTGTTCTAGAAAGATTTGCTTATGTTTCTAAAGCTAGCGATGGCGCTAAATCTGATGGCACTAACAACTATTACAAAGACGTAATCAATTCTCGTTCACAGTATATCTGGTGGACAGATCATCCAGCAGCTGGAACAAACTGGGGAACTACTGCAGCTAATAAGACATTCGTTCTTGCTGGTTCTGGTGCATTCCCATTATCAGGTGGTGTTGATGATTTAACTGCAACTGATGGTCAGTTGATGAACGCTATTGATATTTTCCGTGATGACCAACGCTATGATATTTCTTTAATCCCATTGGGTAAAGCATCTGCAACTGTTGCTAACTTCGCAGTTGCATTGGCTGAAGAACGTAAAGATTGTATCGTGTTCATCTCTCCAGAAGATGTTGCTACAGGAGATATTCTTTTAGCTCCAGCAGGTAGCGCATCTGATACTGCTGACATCATTGCTTACCGCAATGCAGTGACTAGCAGTTCTTATGCTGTTATGGATTCTGGTTACAAATATCAATACGATCGTTACAATGACAAATATCGTTGGGTTCCATTTAACGGCGATATCGCTGGTCTATGTGCTCGTACTGATTACACTAATGACCCATGGTTCTCTCCAGGTGGTCTAAATCGTGGTAACATCAAGAACGTAGTTAAAACTGCTAACCACTTACACAAGACTGATCGTGACTTACTTTACAAAGCTGGCGTAAACCCAGTTGTTACTTTCCCAGGTGAAGGTACTGTATTGTTTGGCGATAAGACTCTTCTTGCTAAGCCATCTGCGTTCGATCGTATTAACGTGCGTCGTCTATTCATCGTTCTAGAGAAAGCAATCGCTACTGCTGCTAAGTATCAGTTGTTTGAATTCAACGATGGTTTCACTCGTGCTCAGTTCAAGAACTTGGTAGAGCCATTCCTACGTGACGTACAAGGTCGTCGTGGTATTACCGACTTCGTTGTTAAGTGCGATGAGTCTAACAATACTGGCGAAGTTATTGATCGTAACGAATTCGTTGCTGATATCTTCATCAAGCCAGCACGCTCTATTAACTTTATTACTCTCAACTTTGTTGCTGCTCGCTCTGGAATCAATTTCAGCGAGATCGGTGGCTAAGCGAATAAATAGAGAAAAGACTAAGGAGAAATAAATGGCAAATATTGCTGACTTTAAAGCCCAGATGATTGGTGGCGGTGCACGTCCCAATCAATTCCGAGTTGAATTAACTTTCCCATCATTCGTACCACTAGGTATTGTTGCTGGTCAACGTGCTCAATTCTTGTGTAAGTCTGCTCAGTTACCAGCGTCCACTATCGAGAACATCGCTGTTCTTTATAAAGGTCGTCCAGTAAACTTTGCAGGTGAACGCAATTTCGCACCTTGGACAGTTGCGATATATAATGATACTACTTTCAATATCCGCAATGCTTTTGAACAATGGCAAGCTGGTATTCAAAGTTATAGTACTACCGATGGAAGAACAAATCCACGTGACTATCAAGTAGACTTGCAAGTTCACCAGTTGGATCGTAGCGGTGCTATTATTAAGAGTTATAAATTTGTTGATGCTTTCCCAACCAACATTGGTCCAATCGCTTTAGATTACGACCAACAAAATGCAATCGAACAGTTTGATATTGAATTCCAATACAACTACTTTACTTCGAATGCAACTGAAGGTGGCGGTATCAATCTTAATGTTAGTGTTGATACTCCGATCGGTAGCTTCCCTTTACCAGTTTAATTT